AAGCAGGTCAGGGAAATCCCGAAGCGTGTTTTCAACATCCTGTGAGCCTTCCCATATCAAAATAGAAAGGAAAACAAATGAAAAATAAATGGATCTGGATAGGAATAGCATTAGCAATATTTGTTGTTGTTCTTTTTTACGGTGTAGATAAGATGATGTGTACACCACCCTGCATTTAAATGAGCAAAGAACTTACAGCTCAACAGAAGGCTACAATGACATGGAGGTGGACGGCATTAATACTTTACCTTCTTATATGTTTTTATGATTTTATGTTTTGCCCTATATGGTATGGACTTAATAGACCTGATATTTCACAGTTCATGGAGATAATAAACTCTACAACAGAGCCCATGATTCAGATGGAATTGATGAAAAAGCTGACTGGGCAGCACAATCCGTTCACATTAATGGGTGGAGGATTGTTTCATTTAGCTTTTGGGGCTATACTAACAGGATCTGCATTTTCGGGCAAAGGATAAGAAATGGCTAAGAAGTTACAGAAAGACAGTAAGTACGCATTGGCTGATGCTGATGGAGATGGGATCGTCACGGACGAAGAGATGGATCGCCATGCTATGTGGGTAAGGCTAGAGAACGAAGACAAACAAGCCGACACACAAAGATTGATGGCTTGGATCTCGATGGGTGTTAGTATTGTTACGGTTATTATTTTATTAACCCCAATCATAAACATCACTAGGATGGAGAGTGCCTCTGGATTTTTGAATACTTTCCTTGTGGCACAGATGGGGGTAGTACTAGGATTTATGGGGGCTACGGCTCTAAGCAAAACAAAAATGAAATAGGAGGATAAAATGGGTAAAGGTCAAAAACACTACCTTAAAAATGGTACGCTGCATAAAGGAGGTATGCATAAAATGTCAGATGGTTCTTTGCATACTGGTAAGACCCACACTAAGACTTCCAAAACATTAGTTCATTTCAAAGATCTTTCAAAGACTGCACAAAAGAAAGCGAAGGCATAACATGTTTGCATTATTAGGTTCTGTTCTTGGGTTTGCTAGTTCGGCGGTTCCGGCTATTACGGATGCGTTTGCTAAGAAACAAGACAATAAATTTGAATTAGAAAAAATGAGAACGATGGCTGAATTAAGAGCCGCAGGCTACGACCATGACGTTCGCATGTACGAAACAATGGGCGCAGATAACGAGCATGATCGTCTTATCCAACATGACATAAGTATAAATCAAGGTGTTGGTTTTATATCGGGGTTACAGAAATCGGTAAGGCCCGTAATCACTTATGCTTTCTTTTTGTTGTTTGCTACGATAGAGATTACGTTATTAATGGAAGCATTAAAAGCTGGCACTAATTTCTCGGAAGCCATAAATGTCTTGTGGGATGACGAAACTAAGGGTATCTTTGCGGCTATACTATCTTTTTGGTTCGGCTCAAGGGCAATAGACAAAGCGAGGAAAGTTAAATGAGTTTATATGCAAACATGAATAAAAGAAAAAAAGAAGGTACTTCTCGTTCTAAAAAGAAAAGCACGATTAGTCCAAAGGCCTATGCCAATATGAAGGCAGGCTTCCCTAAAAAGAAAGCTAAGAAAAGGAAAGCTTAAGTGATACAAAATTACGAGCATTGTTTACACTTATTACTAGAGCACGAAGGGGGTTTTGTAAATCATCCGAGCGATCCAGGTGGGATCACTAATCACGGTGTTACTAAAAAAGTATATGAGGACTGGGTTGGAAGAGAAGTCTCTGAACAAGAGATGAGAGATCTTACTGTGGATGACGTAGCTCCAATATACAAAAACAATTATTGGGATCGAGGTAGCTGTGATGAGTTACCTAGTGGTGTAGATTGGTGTGTGTTCGATTGGGGCGTTAACAGTGGTATGAGTAGATCAGCCAAAGCATTACAACGAATTGTTGGTGTGGAAGCAGATGGCGGCATTGGACCGATGACGCTTCGAGCTGTAGAAGAGATGGCTCCAGAAGAAATAATAGTTCCTATGCATAAAGCAAGGCAGGAATTTTATGAAGGTCTAAGTACGTTCGATACTTTTGGTAGAGGATGGACAAGACGAAACGATGAGACGCTGGAAGCAGCATTAGAAATGGCAGTGTAATAGAAAGGATACTCTCATGTGTGGATCAATGGGAAAAAAGAAAAAGATGAAGTACAAAGATGGCGGCAAGGTTAAAGGAAACTTTCCTGACTTAACTGGAGACGGCAAGGTTACTAAGAAGGACATTCTTAAAGGCCGAGGTGTTAAAGGCATGATGGGCGGCGGCATGGTTAAGTACAAAGATGGCGGTAAAGTGGATGCTAAAGGCCAAGGAGCTCAAGTAAAACCAAATTTATTTAGCGGAATCTATTAAGTGCTAGACGGCGTTGAATTTGCTCGCTATATATTGAATGTACTTAAAGCTAGAGAACAGGACATATCCGATGCTCTAGCCCACGGTGCAGTACAGGACTGGGAGCAGTACAAATCTTTGGTAGGTGAGATACGGGGCGTTGCCTTTGCCAGAGAAGAAATTAAAGCCCTGCTGGAGAAAAACGCAGACGATGTCGAAGACCTTATATCTTCCTGAACATGTCGCGCAGAAAAGAAAAGCTGAGAAGGAGGCCGCAAGTGCGTCTTCACTCGCTGATAGCGCGTATATACCCGCCGATGAAAGGGTTTTAGACCCTTCACTCTTAGAACAACCATTAGTCGAACGATTACCTCAACCTACAGGGTGGCGCATTCTTGTGATGCCGTACCAGGGGAAAGCTAAAACTGGTGGTGGACTATTTATTCCAGATGAAATTCGCGAACGAGAAGCAGTAGCTACTGTTGTGGCTTATGTTATGCGAGTTGGCCCGATGGCTTACAAGGATCCCAACAAGTTTGGATTTGACGCAGAGCCGTGGTGCAAGCAAGGTCAATGGGTTTGCATTGGTCGCTATGCTGGATCTCGTTTTAAAATTGAGGGTGGTGAAGTTCGTATCATAAATGATGACGAAGTTATTGCTACTATTTTAGAACCAGATGACGTTAAACATATTTAGGAGAGAGTTATGAGTGAAGAAACTGAAATCAAACAGGCTGGAGATTCTGAAGAAGAAGTTGTGGTAGAGCTGGAAGAAGAACAGTCCGCATCCGATGACCAATCTGAGGTCCAAGTAGAAGAACAGCCCGAAGAACCTAAAGTTGAGGCAAAAGTGCCAGAGGAAGGTTCGGATGAGGAGCTCGAAACCTACAGCAAAGGTGTTCAAAAAAGAATTAAAAAACAAACAGCAAAGTTTCATCAAGAGAAAAGAGATAAAGAAGAAGCAATGAGAGTTGCACAAATGCAACAACAAGAGATTGCAAATCTTAAAGCTCGTATGCAACAATTAGATACCGGTTACGTTGCTGAATATGGTAGCAGGCTTGAGAGCCAAAAAGCTGCGGCGCACAATGCATATAGAGCAGCGCATGAAGATGGGGATTCAGAAGCTCTTCTCCAAGCTCAAGAAGCTTTAAGTAGAATAGCTATTGAAGAACAACGATTTCAAGTTGCTCGATCTCGTCAACAGGCTCAAGAACCACAGCAACAAGTTCAACAACAACCACAGCAACAAGTTCAACAGCAACAGGCTCAACAGGTAGATCCCAAGGCCAAAGCTTGGACAGAAAAAAACACTTGGTTCGGTCAAGATGATGTCATGACCGCATCAGCTCTTGCTATTCATAACAAACTTGAAGCAGAAGGCTTTGACATGGGAAGCGATGAGTACTACAATACGGTAGATAGTCAGATACGGGAATATTTTCCCGACAAGTTTTCTGACTCCCAACCGAAGAAATCGGGAGGAGGTAATCAGGTCGCACCCGCTGGTTCTTCCGCATCCCGCAGTACAAAACAGGGGCGCAGGACCGTGAAGCTCACGCCGTCACAAGTTGCTATGGCGAAAAAGTTAAATGTTCCTCTGGATAGATATGCAAAGGAATTTTTGAAAACTAGCGAGAAAGCTAACAACTAAAGGAAAATAAAATGGCAGATGCAAGAGCACCACGATCAACTGAAACGCGAGAAAAAGAAACGCGCAGAAAACCCTGGGCACCGCCCAGTCGCCTAGATGCACCACCAGCCCCAGAGGGTTATGTGCATCGTTGGATACGAACAGCTATGCGAGGAGAGGATGATCAGACAAATGTTCATGCTAAACTTCGTGAAGGATGGGAACCCGTTCGCTCTGAAGAGTATCCTAACTATGAAGCTCCAACCATCGAGGATGGTAAATTTGCAGGAGTTATTGGTAACGGTGGCTTAATGTTGTGTCGAATACCTATCGAAACCGCCAATGAAAGAAACGAGTATTACGGGACCCGAACCCGCGAAGCAATGACGGCAGTCGATCAAGATCTAATGAAGGAACAGAATCCTTTGATGCCTATTCATCAGAGTAGGCAAAGTCGTGTAACCTTCGGGCGGGGAAAACCCCCTTCTGAATAATTAATGAGGTGCTATAATGGCAAATACTAATGGCGCATACGGTCTCAGACCGATAAGTATGCAGGGTGCTACACCCAATTCCACTGGTTTGAGCGAGTATCGCATAGCGGCAGCAAACACTAACAAACTCTATCAAGGCCAAGCGGTTATTCCGTTGGCGGCGGGAGTTATTGACGATCTACAGGCTGCGGCTGGTGGTAACGTCTCTATTGTCGGTGTTTTCTGGGGCTGTGAATATGTCTCAAGTTCTACTGGAAAAATGACTTGGTCCAATTACTGGCCTGGTTCTGGCGCGGATACAAATTTCCCCGTCAAAGCTTTCTTGTATGACAGTCCAAATCAATTGTTCTCAATTGCTACATCTAATGTAGTAGCTGGCTACAACACTGAAGCAGAGGTTCGCACAGCGGTCTTCTCAAACATCGCTCTTGCAGATGGCAACTCTGGTACTGATAGTACTGGTATATCATCTGGAACTGCGGATCTAAATACTGTCGCAGCTACCAACACTTTAGCTCTTAGAGTTATGGGCATCCAAGACGATGTCGATAATGAAGACTTTACTGTTGCTGGTATTCCCTTAATTGTTCGTATTAACAACCACTTCAACGCACCTACTGGTTCCGTTGCAGCGGGTACTGTTGCTACGACAGCACTAGCGTAGAAAGGAGACTAGCAAATGGCTATATCACGCGCACAACTAGCAAAAGAGCTAGAGCCTGGTCTCAATGCCTTATTTGGCATGGAATACGACAGGTACGAAAACCAACATGCAGAGATCTATACGACTGAGTCTTCAGACAGAGCGTTTGAAGAAGAAGTTATGCTCTCTGGATTTGGAGCCGCTCCGAACAAGTCGGAAGGCAACGCAGTAAATTTCGATGATGCTGGCGAGGCTTACACAGCTCGTTACAACAACGAAACCATTGCATTGGCATTCTCAATCACGGAAGAAGCTATCGAAGACAATCTTTATGATCGTCTCGGAAGCCGATATACCCGTGCTCTTGCTAGGTCAATGGCTCACACGAAACAGGTAAAAGCTGCAAGCATCTTGAACAACGCGTTCACTGGTGGGGCTTCTGCCGGAGGAGATGGAGTTGCACTTTGTTCAACTGCACACCCTCTTGTTAATGGTGGGACACTATCAAATACACCAGCGGTTGCATCTGATCTAAACGAAACTTCTTTGGAAGATGCGTTGATCAATATTGCTGGGTATGTCGATGAGCGTGGACTAAAAGTTGCTCTTCGCGGTATGAAGTTAATTCTACCACGTCAACTTCAGTTCATCGCAGAACGTATCATGGTATCTAATCTTCGGGTTGGCACTGCGGACAACGACACTAACGCAATCAAATCAATGGGAATGGTTCCTGACGGTTATGCTGTCAATGACTTCCTAAATGATCCAGATGCGTGGTGGGTTAAAACAGATGCACCTCGTGGGTTTATCCACTTTGAGCGTACTCCGATGGCTACCAACATGGAAGCTGACTTCGACACAGGCAACATGAGATACAAGGCTAGGGAGCGTTACAGCTTCGGATTCTCGGATCCACGTTGTGTATTCGGTTCGCCAGGAGCGTAATCGGAACTATTAAGAAATAGAGAGGGCGGCTGTTTAGTCGCCCTCTTTTCGTTTAAAAAGGAGAGTAAAATGAAAATTGTAAATTGGATTACTGGTCGTCTGTCTGAACCATCGAGTTATGCTGCGATAGGTGTAGGAGTTATAGGTATAGGAATGATCTCAGGTGTAGGCGAATTGTTGTTCGTCGGCGTTGCCTGTGCTATCTTAGGCTTGATCCTCGCAGAAGAATCAAAAAACAGCAAATAAATAGAGAAAGGGTCCGGTATCAACTTGACCCTTTCTTTTTCTTTTAGAATATTGTATTCT